AACACCGATTTTGTATCATATCAACAGCACTGACAAAAGCAGCCATATTCTCGAAATCGTGATAATATTCATGAAGAGATCCGATGAAGCCTTGATACAATACAGCGACCATATCCGATATTTTCACTCGCAACGATACCACAGCAGCACATAATTCATAGATTTGCTGACTATGTATCGTATTGTTACTTCCAGATGCGGTAGGACATGTAATACCTGATGTATCGAATATAAGCGTGCGGTTTGTTTCTTTATCAAGAACAATCGTAATCATTTTTCCATCAGCTGGGAGTTTTTTGATGCGGTCTTCAAGGATTTTTGTGCGCCGTTTGGTTGCTTGAAGAGAGATACCCGTCTTATCGGTTTCATGAATCTTTACATAATCAGGTTCGGAACCGGTGCCCACCGCCGCCCCTATGCTGGACGGTTTTTGCTCGCCGGCCAGAATCAGTTCGTTTAATACCCGCTGGACCTGATCGAGAGATTTTTGAGTATATCGGTATTCATCGGTGAGTTTATCCAATTCCGCGGATATCCCGCGTTGAATAATATTCGTATCAAACTGAGTATCGGTGATATCGCGACATAAATCGATATTCAACGTCTTTTCGAACATGTCCAATAAAATCGTGCTTTTTCCGACGATGTCATCGCGAATCTTCCATCTCTCAGAAAGATGGCGTATGATCGTAGAATCTCTCAAACACGACGAATACAGTTCGCGAATATGGCGCAGATTATGAAAAAGATGAAACGTATGAGATGGTGCAATCCTGCGTAAAATAATATGACGATGAAGTTTTTCGATGTCTTTCATGAATGCTAATTTCTCTCGGAATATCGTATAAGAAAGGCTTCCGCCACCACCACCACCACCACCACCACCACCACCACTACCCGTAAGCAACAGCATGTATTCGGTGATTGCGTAGTCTTGTTCCAGAGATGTTTCATCGAATACCGGATGAAGAAGCGAGTATTTGTATGCGCGAGACCCCATCGGAGTGACTGTATGATTTAGAAGCGAGAGAACCGAAGTAAGTCGAGAGCTTACACCTCCTCCTCCACCTCCGCCTCCACCTCCACCCCCCGCATTTCCATCATCGATGATATTTAATTGTCGAAGAGAATGATTCGCGAGGATCAATCTCTCGGACATATTTTCGAAAACCGGCTCTTGAATCTTAGAAACCAGACTTGGATTATGTTCATAGATAAAGTTCAATAGATAAACGAGAGATTGGGTGGCAATCGTATAGTTCATAAAAGATTGTTCGAGAGATTTGGCCCGTCCATCTGGATAAAATGTATTCAACACTTCCATTTGGTAGATTTGTTTCGTGCATCTCTCGGCTTTAACAGTGCTTGCCGCTGCACCCCCCACCGTCGATACCCGATGAATCACTTTCGCCTGTATATTTGTATAATGAATAATATCTTCTACTTCTCTCGTCGAGAGATTCGAGATCAAAATCACTTCAGATGGCATGTAAGACGAAACAAATCTCTCAACTTCATCATATGTCGTTGGATTATGTGAGTCTTTATTCTCTGTTTCAAAGATTGTTGCGCGTCCTGTATAAATATCGATATTTGTCATTCCCATAACGATCATCCGAGAGATTTTTTCAATCCAGATACATGCGATGTTATTTGACAAGGAACCGTCGCCGTTTCCACCACCACCATCAGACCCTTGCGCGACATCCGTCGAGAAATAAGTCCCCGGTGAATAAATACCTTGAAGTGATCGAACGGGTGGGTTTTTTATACCATCTTGAACATAAACAACCGCAGTATATCCAGCGTCTTGTAATTTTTTCAAATACTTATCCAGACCATAATCACGAAATCCGGCCATGACAAATCCAGGTGTTTTATTTGCTTTGGCGAGTTCGCATATCGAGCAGAAATCGTCGATACGACTTCCGGAACACATAACGCTGCCGCTGCCGCCGCCGCCGCCCCCCTCAGCGGCCGGAGTAATTATTTGTCCGTAAACCTCGAAGAAAGCACCTACTTGAAGAAGCACGACGGTTTTCACGCCATATTCCGCAGTATATTTTTTAGTAAGCGCAAAATACTCTTTAATAAGTGCCATAGTAAAATATCGTAGTAATCACTTATTAAAGAACGAACGAAATCTCTCGCACGTAATGTTATATATCTCTCGCGATATACCTTTATTATACATTCATCACGCGCGTAATTTCCGCACGACATACCGGGCACTCATTTTTCGATAACTTTGAATAACAGTCTGAACAACATACTTGATGCTCACAGGGGGAGAAACGCGCATTCACGCGATAGCAAACGCATAATATACACTGTTCGCCGTCACCGTTGTCACCGTTGTCACCGTCGATTTCTTCCAACGGAGATAAATGTGCTACCGAGAGAAGGTTCGGCGACGCCGATGGGATTGGCGGAAGCTCCGGTGGAATAACGATCATACCTGGATCCATGGTGATTCGTCTATAAAATCCAAGATATCCGATTCGCGCAAATTGACTGTCGCAAATTCTGACACGTGTTCGAAACTCATTATTTCTCTCGAAATAAACACTATTATTATCATTTCGCGATATATTAAATACGATATTCGGCAGTAAATTCGGAATATCGATTGTCACCATTTGATTTACGAGGATATGATCATCATTTTCATAGACAAATGGTTGCGTGCCGGGCGTCATATATGATTTTTTGACGGATCGGTTGCGATCATATACGTAATCACGATACGCCCATATTTGATGTAAACGAGCTGGAAGCCAGTTTGGTTCATTCGGAGGATGATCGGTTAGAAAAACATAAATATCGTTGAGGTCGATGATTGGAATCGCGAACTGATTATTTTCCATTATATCATGAACCTCTGATGTGATATGCTGAAGGTTCACTTCTGAAAAATGAGCCGCACTTATATCACTCCGACGCACGATATACGTAGGTAAATACGGGTCGTTGTCTGGGCGATATACGACCCAGTTTTCCGAGACATACGGCTTTTCTCGAAAATGAAGATGTTCCGGATCTTCTTTGTAATTTACGTAGGCGTCACGCATTCCGGGTGTGATAACTCGACTGGATTGCGTCCAAACGTTTGTTCTTGGATTTCGAATATAAATATCCATAATGGAATGGAATGTAATGTAATGTAATGGAATTATACAAATAGGTTTATGTTATTTCATCAACATGTATGTTATTGAATAATATAATTACTTAAACGCATATCACGATAGAATATACACCGACCTACGATGAACCCCGATAATAATATACGACGCAAAAACAATAACAGCATGGTTACACTAGATGTGCGTATCTCTTGTGACACATTCTGGAACTATAAATTCAATATTCCGATACGCATCGATGATTATTATAATGATGTGAATAATCGAAACAATAATGTAAATGTTAATATTCGCAGCGACACATGCGAAATTGGTAATATTGGAAGAAGTGATCCGTCGTTTCTTAGATTAGAGTCTTACCTGATTGATTATGTTATTCAATATATTTATGATGACCTTGTCCAAAAACGTCAATATCGAGATATTCCGATCCTTTTGAAGAAGACACGCAAGTTTCATATTCATGGACGGACACTAGATGATATACTATTTCCGGGAAGTCGAAATACAGATACACACTCGATGCCGGATAATATTGTGTATATATGTAATGTAATGGAATGGAATGGAATGGAATGGAATGGAATGGAATGGAATGGAATGGAATGGAATGGAATGGAATGGAATGGATTGGAATCGCGAGCGGTAGCGTGGCGGAATCACTCACCACCACCTGACATAAAATTGTGTAACATTACGCCGTCGTTTGTATTTTTTACATCACCGGTTAATATGGCGTCTTCATACATACGGCGAAGAACGTCAGGTGGCGCATTAGAACCAATTTTTAAAAGGTGATGATCGTATAAATATTTTCGAATCTCACCGATGGACTTCTGTCTTAGTGTTAAATGTTGACTTTGAATATGCCGTTGTGTCTGTTTATTTTTTAATAACACACCGACAACATCATCATGTTTACCGATACGGTAACGTTTTTTATGTGTTTTACGAATTTTCACACGCATACCGGCAATTTGTGAAGGGTCGATACCATCGGTACCACTCATCGCCCCGCCGCTCATCGCCCCGTCGCTCATCGCACCGCCACCCGCACCACCACCCGCACCACCACCCGCACCACCACCCGCCCCGCCGTCGGGGGGGGATGGACTCACCGACTGACCCCCTCCTAGTATCTTACTCGCCCATTCTCTAAATGTCGGTTTTTTCCCATTTTTTAAACAACCATGAGGTGGTTCTTCTTTAATAAAAATAGAAGGCAAAAAGTCTTCTGGTTTCTGAGGAATATGAAATGATGGTTCGTTATTTGATTCAACAGACGCATCCTTTGAATTATCAGGTAACGCATCGGTTGCTGCCGCGATTGTATTATTATACATTTCAGCAAGTTGTGTAAGTTTTGGAGGTTCTGAAACGATATTTGGTGTTGATATTGAAGATACCGCTGCTGTATCATAACTCGTCGCCATAGGAATCGGCATCGAACCAAGTGAAATAACAGGATGCGAATCCGCTGTGGTGGTTGTCATGATTATATCTTGACGCGGTGAAACAATAGTAGGAACTACAGGCAACCCTAACAACCCAGTATTTGTTACAATTTCACCGTTGTGTAATGTTTCAGCAACTTTATTTAATATTTGGGCTTCGGTTGTTTTCGCCTGTGGAGGATTATCCTTTGAAGAACTTTTTTTTTGGGTCATGTGACGGCGTTTCATCGCTAATTTACGGAGAAAATCGATCGACTGAGAGAAATTATCCGTATTTGTAATACCTTCGTTCTTCGGTGTAGAAGGCTTCGCGTCATCATTCCGAGCATTATCTTCATTTGATATATCTCTCGACCGTTCGCGTGTTCGCTGATGTTGTTTAATTCTCTCAAGCAACGTCCTTTTAAGTGTGCTAGGCTGAACAATCGAGCTTGGACGTATTCTACGCTCGCCACTTCCAATAGTAGAACGTTTACTCGATTTTCTTTTTGAAGAACTTCCGATTCCTCCACCGCCTAATAATGAATTGGAGTCTATTGTAATACTTTTTTTTTCACTCATCGCACCAACTTCGATTATTCCACTACCACAATTGTGTCTTATATATAACTTATAAGATACTACAAATAACTTATAAGATACTACGAGTATATATTTATAAATATAACGTCTTCATATACGGTCCTCCACCGCTTTTCTCTTTTCTTTCACTTACTTCCGGATTTTCAATAAATAATTTAAAACCATTCTCTAAATCAGCGAATGTTACTTTTTTTTTCTCACACATCGGAAGACAAAATACACGACGACTGTGTGCGATTTTTGTTTTTGTAAACAAGGTCTCCATGTCACGACCGAATGTAGTAAAATATTCCATCCTTGAAGCAAACCATGAATCGGGTATCACGTCGGCGTCGGCGTCGGCTTCGGCCTCTTTTCGCATCGCAAGGCTCCATCCATAATCCCGCACTTGTTTCGCGTAAATCGACTTTAATTCGCAGGGTTTATACGCGTCTAATTTGAACCGCCATGTAAATCGTGAATTCAATCCTTCATTTAGACTGAAAAAACAGTCTTTGAGTTCTTTTTCATAACCAGCGATAATCACCATCCAGTTATGCTTATGTTCACTCAACGCCTCACACAACGTATCTACACATTCTTTCGCAAAACTGTCGCGTTTTTCGGAATTACCCAACGAATATGCTTCGTCGATAAACAATACACCGCCAAGTGATGCCTTAATCATATCTTTCGTTTTGATCGCTGTTTGCCCTAAATATCCAGCAACAAGATCATTACGACTGACTTTTTTGAATATTTTCTTGTTCAAGATTCCGAGATTACTAAAAATACGGCCGATAATTTTGGCCACCTCGGTTTTACCTGAACCAGGCGGGCCATAGATTACCGTATGCATGAAATCACCCTTGGCGGGTAATGCGAAGTCGTCGGTATTTGTTCCGTTACAATATACATTCGACCACGTATTTTTTTTACTATTGAATGGTGGGAATGCCGCATTCGCAGATTCAAATAATGGCCCCGGAAACGCCGGCGCAAACGGATTAAAAATAGGCTTTTTTTCTTCCGTTTTGTATGTCGCTTTTTCATCCATCGGCGCCTTATGTTTTGTTTCTGGTATATGAAGTTCTTGTAAATAATACAGGATCTGATCAACTATCGTTCGTTTGATTGTTTCCATTCCCACCATATTTGACAAATCAGTCAACGGCTCACGAATCGCATGTATTGCCGACATATTAATATTGTATTTCTTATCTTCTGCTAAAGGATACTTGTCACAAAGAGCAATAAGGTCGTTGATATGATCGATTTTTTCACATATGTTAATGGTTTCAATATTTTCAGGTTGTGAAGGAGACGCGGCTGCGTTATTCGGGTTAAATCCTGTAGATGAATGCGGTCCTCCGCTTACTCCGCTTACTCCGCTTGTTTTTGTTTCTACCATTTTAATTGGAAATATAGACGTCCATAATGTAGGAAATGGTGTTGAAAATAATGAGTTGGATGGAACAAATGGATTAAATGTCATATTCATAAATGGATTTATTGGCGTGGTTCCCTGCTGCTGCTGCTGCTGCTGCTGCTGCGTCGTTCCCGTTGCCGTTCCCGTTCCCGTTCCCGTTCCCGTTCCCGTTCCCGTTGTCGGTTTATTTGTTTCAGATGCCGGAGGAGGAGGAGGAGGAGGAGGAACCGGAGTAAAGTTGAAAATACCTTTATCATCAATATAGGAATAGGGTGTGTTTGTTTTATGAAAATACTCATGTAATTGTTGCTCCATTTTATTCACCTGCTTACTATTTTCTGATCGGTCCTTTTCATGCTGCTTCAACCGTTCTTGTCGCATGTCTTTTGGTGGTGGCGTGTTCGATTGATTTGCCATTTTATTTACAGAAATGTCATATTCGGGTTGCCGAGATGAATGATACCAACGGCGTTTTCTTCGCGGTTTATTGTTGTTATTGTTGTTATTGTTACATGGAGTGATTGTAGTATTCATGGTAATATGTCGTATGATACAAGTCGTCGAGACGTTTTTATCAGTCTCCTGTTAGTGTAATATAATAATCACAGAACGGTTTATATCGATTTATGTATTCACAAATAGAAATATCATTTGAAAACAACATAAAAATAAATTGAAAATAGAATATAGCTTACCCTGATATATAACAAGGAGGGTAAATTCAACACATTATTGTTATTACAAATGCCAAAACTTATTCGTAAGCCGAAACAGACTGTCGAACCAGAGAAGGAAATAAATACGGTCAATAACAATAATGACGACGACGCCGTCAACATCGATCACCACCAACATCAACAACAAATACAGCCCAAATATGAAGATTTGAACCCGAGATATGCGAAAGAAACACGCAAACAAGAAGACGCTCCCCACCTTCACCAAGAACAAATACGAAGTAGAATCGGAAATTATATCGAGGAACCATGGACGATTATTGGTTCCTATTTCGAAGGCAAACATCTGGAACAACTCGTGCGACATCAGATCGAGTCGTATAACGATATGATTAACGTTCAATTGAAACGAACGGTGGATATGTTCAATCCGGTCAAAATCGCTTCCGAACAAGACTACGATAAAATAACCCGAAAATACCGTCTGGAAGTAGAAGTGAATTTTACAAATTTGTATCTGTCACGTCCGCAAATTCACGAGAATACTGGTGCGACCAAAATACTATTTCCTCAAGAGGCACGCTTACGTAATTTTACATATGCGTCGATGATGACAGTTGATATGAATGTGAAATACATCGTTCGGGGATCAAGCACTACGACGACGACAACAGAGAACGGCGGCAGCGGCAGCGGCAGCGAGCCCATCGCGATCCATCACAAAGTGTTTCCAAAGATTCAGATTGGAAAGATGCCGATCATGTTGAAATCATGTATATGCGTCCTCACACAGCACAGTCACCTTGATCATAACGTTACTGGAGAATGTCCATATGACGCGGGCGGCTACTTCATTATCAACGGAAGCGAAAAAACGGTCCTTGGTCAGGAGCGCGCGGCTGAAAATAAGGTCCTCTGCTATAACGTCGCGAAAAACAATAACAAATGGCGATATATTGCCGAGATCAAATCGATTCCGGATTCGAAATGTATTTCCCCGAAACAAATCAATATGATGGTTGTCACAAAACAGAACGGGTTCGGACACCCACTCGTCATTCAAATACCCAGAATGAAACAACCGATATCTTTGTTCATCGTGTTTCGCGCACTAGGCATATTATCTGATCGCGAGATATGCGAATACATCGTGTATAATATTGTTGAAAATCCCGCCGATGATCACGATAATGGAGGATCGGCCGCGATTAGCGCAAAACTGTTGGAAGCTCTTCAAGCATCGATCATCGACGCAAATGGTATTATGACCCAAGAAGACGCGATACGATACTTTACGTCGCAGGTTATATTTACACCGATCAATATGGATAAAGAAACTGGCGCGATGAAGAAACGTGAATTCGCACAGGAAGTTCTTCATAACGACTTATTCCCTCACTGCAACACCGACAAGCAACGAATATTCTTTCTCGGATATATGGCACATAAATTATTATGCGCATTCTTTGAAATCAGCAAACAGGACGACCGCGATTCTTACTTGAATAAGCGGGTGGATCTTACCGGGGCACTTTTGAACAACCTCTTTCGAAACTACTTCAACAAGCTTGTCAAAGATATGTCAAAACAAGTCGTCCGTGAGATCAATACCGGTTCATGGCGGTCGACCGAAGATTACTTGGGTATCATCAACGATACCAATATGTATAAAATCATTAAATCGACGACGATCGAGAATGGACTGAAACGCGCATTATCCACGGGTGATTTCGGAATCAAGAGTATGACGAGTGCTAAAGTCGGTGTTGCGCAGGTATTGAACCGTCTTACCTATTCATCAAGTTTGAGTCATCTTCGCAGGCTGAATACCCCCATCGACAAGAGCGGAAAACTCGTCCCCCCGCGTAAGCTACATAATACGTCATGGGGGTTTCTTTGTCCCGCTGAGACGCCAGAAGGTGGCAGTATTGGTGTCGTGAAAAACATCAGTTATCTTAGTCACGTGACTATACACAGTAATCCGGCGTCGCTTCATGCTTATATCGACGAGTATATCGAGCGTCTTGAAACCCTGACACCGCAACAAACCTTTCGTCAGGTGAAAGTATTTGTAAACGGAATATGGGTAGGTATTACGCGTGATCCGATGAGACTCTACAAAGACTTCAAGCTTATGAAATGGCGTGGAATTATCAATATTTACACATCGGTTGTATTTGATTATCCGAATGCCGAAATTCGGATATGTAATGACGCAGGTCGGATGATGCGACCTTTGTTATTGGTGAATCCTGAAACAAATGATCTCTATATTACGCGTGATATGATACAGAGGGTTGCGGCGCATGAGATTGGTTGGGATGACCTACTGACGCATATTGCGAGCGAATGCGAGCACAGCGGTAGTGATAAGAGCGAATGCGAGCACAGCGGTAGTGATAAGAGCGAATGCGAATGCGAGCACAGCGGCGGTCCCGAGGCCATCGCACACGGCGTCATCGAGTATATCGATCCTGATGAACAGGCGTTTAGTATGATTGCGATGCGCCCGCACCATTTGTATCGGAATGAAACGGATAGAGCGAATCCGTATATGTACAAGTATTCACACTGCGAGATTCATCCGAGCACGATTTTCGGGATTTTGGCGTCATGTATTCCATTTCCAGAGCACAATCAGGCGCCTAGGAATACGTATCAGTGCTTGGATATTAACGAGACGGTCCAAATGAGCGACGGACGTCGTGTTCCAATCAAGGATGTCAAAGTAGGTGATGAAGTAATGACATACCATCCGACTACATTTGAAGTCAGCAAGACCCGTGTCGTGAATCATTTCATCCAAGAAAACACACATCCCGTCTATAAGATTACCACCATATCTGGACGCGAAATCATCGCAACAGAAGACCACAAGTTCTCAACCAACGCTGGATGGAAAACTGTTAAAGAACTGATGGATGACCGCGAGTTGCGGGTGGGGGTGTTTGACGAGTTGCGAATCATCTTCGTCCCCATCCATAGCATCGTCCCAGTAAGCAATCGTCTTGTCAGCGATATCGAAGTTGAAAGCGAAAACCACTCGTTTATTGCTGGTGATGGTTTTGCGAGTTCGAATTGCGCCATGGGTAAGCAGGCCATCGGCATCTACGTCACGAATTACCATCGCCGTATGGACAAGACCGCGTATGTTCTTACTTACCCGCACCGCCCCCTCGTAGATACCCGCCTCATGCAAATGATCCAACTCGCGGAAATCCCATCCGGCGCACCCCTTATCGTCGCAATCATGTCTTATACTGGTTACAATCAGGAAGATTCGGTTCTTGTGAATCAAGGTGCGATTGACCGCGGAATGTTCTCAGCGACAATCTACCATACAGAGAAAGACGAGGACAAGAAGATCAACGGGGATGAAGAGATAAGGTGCCACCCTGATGCCTCTAAGACGAAGGGTATGAAGTTCGGGAATTACGACAAACTGAATCAACGAGGCGTGATGCCCGCGAATACATTCATCGAAAACCGCGATATCATTATGGGCAAGGTGATTCCGATCAAGGACAACCGAAACGATCCCACCAAACTCGTGAAATATGAGGATATTAGTCGCGTGTATCACACATCAGAGGAATGTTATGTGGATAAGAGTTATATCGACAGCAACGGCGAAGGGTATTGCTTCTGTAAGGTTCGCGTCCGCGCATTTCGCAAACCGGTGATCGGTGATAAGGTGAGTAGTCGTATGGGACAGAAAGGCACGATCGGGAATATCATTCCGGAGCGAGACATGCCATTCACCAAAGACGGGATCCGCCCAGATATCATTATCAATCCACATGCGATTCCGTCTCGTATGACGATCGGGCAGCTGAAGGAGACCCTTCTCGGTAAAGTTCTCGTGAATTTAGGATTGTTTGGCGATGGAACATCGTTTGGCGAGTATGATATCAAAGATATAAGCAAAGAGCTTTTGAAGGTGGGATTCGAAATGAACGGCAACGAACTTCTTTACAACGGTCTTACTGGCGAACAAATTAAATCGGATATCTTCATCGGGCCGGTATTTTACCAACGATTGAAACATATGGTGAATGACAAGCAACATAGTCGCTCGATTGGACCGATGGTGAATTTCACGCACCAGCCTGCGGAAGGACGTAGTCGTGATGGTGGCTTACGTTTTGGTGAGATGGAGCGTGATGCGATGGTTGGGCATGGTGCTTCGCGATTCACCAAGGGACGTATGTATGACTGTTCCGACAAATACGAGGTTCATGTATGCCGGAAATGCGGGATTATCGCGTCATATAATGATGAGCGTAGTATCCACTTTTGTAAAACATGCGACAATCGGTCAGACTTTGCGCTGGTTCAGATTCCTTATGCGTGTAAGTTACTGTTTCAGGAGCTGGCGACGATGAATGTGGCGCCGAGGATTATGACTTAATTGTCGCGCTGGTCCAATTCATAATACAATCGTCATAAATGTATTATAATACGAAATAGAATAAATAATTATTTTTTACGCTTGTAACGTCGACTGTTTTTTGAATGATTTTTTTTACGTTTGATATTTTTACGCGTTCCACCCATCATGACGCATCCTATTCCTCCCTTCTTTTTACAATCGTTCGGTTTTTTCGGTTGTGTCGGTTGTTTCGTTATTCCTCCAGTATTCTTCAGATCTTTGCCAGCATGCGCCTTTTCGGTCGCCCGTGCCTTTTTGACACGCAGCTCCTCTTCGGCAGCCCGCGCCTTTTCGGCAACCAGTATCTCTTTGGCGGCCCGCACCTCTTCGACAACCTTATCTTTCCAACTATTAAACATTCTAATTGCGTGATCTCTGTTAATTGCTTTTGTTCTAACAACGGCGGCAATCTGGTCTTTCTTATTCTTTACTATACTAGTTGACAAACCCGTCTGCTGTGTTTCCAACCAGTTCATTATGCTTAATTCATATGGGTTTTTTTGCGTGCCGATACAACTTGTCCTGATGTTAGTAATATCATCCACTACCCGATGTAAACTACAATAAATCGTATAATTTGGGTTTTTTTCTTTCATTATTGAAGCATCATGAATGAAATTCCTTACAAAACCTGAAAAAGTTTTAAAAGCTACTTCATTAAAACCACCATATATATCCTTTATAGTATCACCTATTTGAAAAATATTAGGTGTTGGAAAAGTATAGACATCCTTATCATCCTTAACATTCTTAACACTATATTTATAATTATTTATCAACAAATCTATAAATGCTATTGTCATAAGCGTTTCATGACAAAAATTTGTTGCGTCATCACTGTCGAAGGACATGTGATCGATGACATACTTCAATAGTTTTTCAAGTGCTGATATAAATTTGAATGATATTTCTTCTTCTGAACATGAAAAAAAATGACATAATTCTTCTATAGTAGGATGGCCGGGCGTTTTTTTAAGAGCTTGATCCAATAAAAATCCAAAGCTATTTTGTAATAAGGTAATGCCAGCAGGTGTATATAGAGAACACGTACCACCAAAATCAATCATCTTAATTTGATCAATCGTCATCTGTTTTGTATACGGGTCTTCTACTTCTGACGCCATGACATTCGCCTTATGACAATCATATAATAACATTTTTAACTTTAACGCAATAATAATTTGTTGTGATGCGGTAAAATCTGAAATATATGGTCGGTATTTGACGAGTGTGACGTCGTATGCTTCTTTCCCATTCTCAAAAAATTCCATAACAGTCATACCAAATTTTAATGGCGTCGGTAACGATGGTAATTGTAATAAATTAAGTATATTTATGTTAAATTTGGTTAGTAGATCAGTTAGTAGATCAGTTAGTTCCATCATAGTAAAAACCGAACTCGCAAGTATATCCGGAACAAATACAACTGAAGGATTTCTACAATTTAAACTGTCATATACATCTTTTTGTGATTGGACTTCATTATGGTGTTCACTCAAAGTCATACTAGATTTATTTACAGCGCCTTCTTCAGTAGTTCTATAATTAAAATGAACGCGTTCATGTGTATCATGAATATATGTTAATTTTACACAAAAAGATAGTTTAACGTCTCCTTCATCATCATTATCAGGTTTATCAACTGCGTTCTCTAATGATAACTGAGTCGTATCTAATAAAAAATTATCTGGTATACCAACCCTAAAAACAATAGAATAACGACTTTTATCTGATAAGATATCAAAATCTGTAGCATTTTCAAATAATGTTTGAATAATAAGTTTATCAAGAGTGTTTGCTGCTGCTGCTACTCCTGATGATGATGATGATGATTGTGATATTTTTTTCATAAGTAATTTTTTGAATTCTGAGCCAAATTTCATACCACCATATTGTCTAGGTTTACTACGTCGTGTCTTTTTGTGTTTCATCGAACGATATAATTCAATAATAGAATATACACATAAAATATTATTGTAATATATAATAATACAATCACACGATGAATTTTTCTTTAGGCGGATTGAAAGGCATCTCTCCTCATCCCGTTTCAAATGGAACGCTGAAAGGTAGCTCAGAATTAGAGATGATGCGTTTTACGCTTCGTAAAGCATGGAACGGAGCAGCCGCAAGTGAAAAGTTGGGCGGACGTGCCCCCGCAGCTACCCCTTTTCGTGTCGTGAATAACGCTGGCGATTACCTCTCGCGTCAATACTACACGTCTGGTGGTTCAAATCAGGTTACATCCGCAAGGCAAAGTATCACTTCAGGTTGGCGCGGTTTAGCAGGTGGAGTTCATTCTCAGGCCGACGGCACCGGTATTCCTTCCGCTACTTGTAATACCAAATTCGTGTATGATGGTTCAGATTATACGCGGTTTCGCAAGCAGATGGCGATGAATCGTAACTACAACGATGCCGGATTTGGCGGCGCGAATAATGCTGCCCAGTCCGCTATCCGCGCGATTCGCCGGTAATCATAACCGTGAAAGAACTTATAATATAATAACATCGCAAATGAATCGATGATATTATAAATAATTATCGGAATTTAGGCGGAACAACATATCCTTGGGCCCGCGCACGTGATAGTGCCTCACGAACATCATTTACATTCGGCGCTTTAAATTGTATATTTTCCGTTTCTTTGACACGTAATGAGCTTTTACCGATGGCCTGAAGTTTAAGGCGTTCCATCCGTGACGATGCATCATGACGATTGTAAATCAGTTTTTGTTTTGTTACTTGAGCAGCGTTGGCGGTATCGGTGATCCGCGGGTAGTATGTGCGCATATATGCCGCACGATTACTAGAGAATGTCGAGTCGTCGGCGGATGGATAAAACTTTTGCGGCATCGCACCGGTTTGTAACGTGAGGATAGGCATCATCGCGTTATAAACAAGGCCGAGACGACGAACAGATAATGTCATTTTTAGGCCACCACCACTAACAGTAGAAAGAGTTACTCCTTTATTATTAGCAACATTCTGCCATGTATTTACATTCGGGTCGGTGTATGTTAAAACAGTCGTTCCATTTATCATAACAGTCCATGTATTGGCTGCGTTTTTGTTATAAATAACCCGAACTGGATACCACGTATTGGCTCCGGTTCCTCTTGGTCCAGGTGAGGTGGTGCTTTTTAGAACCGCAGCTCCGCTTGAATTTAGTATATACACGCCCTGTCCAGTTAATCCGTTATTCGTATATTCATCCCAGAAATTAAACAAAATCGACAGCGTCATCGTGCTTCCAAACCGGATTTGATAATGGTCGCCTCCGGTTAATGCGGTAGGTGACCAAGAAATATCAGTATTGAATTCAAACGAAGTGAGTTCAGGGTTGATTAGGAAGTCAGAATACGTAATAGCTCCTGTGCTACTTGTTTCTCCATTCACGAGCCGAAGTTGAACATTCGGGTCTGTTCCTGTGAATGGTTGTGCCGCTGCCGTTCCGCTTTTCGTGACTTTGTTATACCAATTCGACGCATTTAGACTTTCAAATGTCTTTTCAATAAGTGACATATGATATGAAAATTTATGAATATTTACGATGGATACTATTATTTAATGTATAGATAATAGTCCTAAATGAATGGTTCCGTTCCGTTCCGTTCCGTTCCGTTCCGTTCCGTTCCGTTGTTTCATTTAGGGATAATCTTTTTTATTCAATTATTGTATAACGCAACTTTTAAAATGTTGAACAAGTATCTCGTTGAGTTTATCGGAAGTGTCTTCTTCCTTTATGTCATCATCGCCACCGGCAACGCTATCGCGATCGGTGCTGCGTTGGCTATCGCAATCATGCTTGGTGGTCACATCTCCGGCGGTCACTTCAACTCCGCCGTGACTGTCATGATGGCCGCTGCCGGAAAGATCCCGATGTCCGATGTTGTTCCTTACATCCTTGCCCAGATTGCCGGTGGTCTCGTTGCTCTTGAGCTCCATAAGCGCATCAAGTTTTAAATTATTGAATGAAAGTCAAGTATGTAACTCAACAAAATAGTAATAAAGGATGGTAATAATATGCTACAAAATTATATCATATTATATTAGAAGCTTATCCATGTCAAGTATATCTAGCATTACAAAGCAATATGCGAAACAGCAACAAATGAAAAAAGCACAAAAAGGAGGTGCCATGTTTGATTTTTTGAAAGGTGATGATCAGTCGAAAGAATCAGAAAAAAGTGGATCATCTACAGTAGCATCTACCAATCCGGAGGTTGCTTCACCGCCTTCTACAGAAGAAAAAGGTACGATTGACATACTTAAGGAAAAATTAGGGTTTGGAACGACGCCAGATGAGACAACCGTTCCAGAGACGACGGTACCTGATGTCAAAGATGAAGTTAAGAATGAAGAATCAAAAGAGAAACCCGGTTTATTAAGTGGTATATTTGGGACGGGAGAATCAAAAAAAGACGAGGCAAGTGACGACGGAAGTGACGACGGAAGCGAGGCAAGTGACGACGGAAGCGAGGCAAGTGACGACGGAAGCGAGGCAAGTGACGACGCAAGCGAGGCAAGTGACGACGGAAGCGAGGCAAGTGATGACGCAAGCGAAGACAACGATGATGATTTCGATATGATATCCCAAAAGATGAATACCCTTCGTGAGAAATATGAAAAGCTGAAATCCGACCATAATTCTATGAAAAATAAAATGGAATCAGAAAAAGCAGAAGAAAAGAAGG